GGTTCCCCTCCAGCGCGTGTGAAATCGTGCTCATTATGCCTGAAAGTCACCTGCTTCTGGTACAATTGCGCCAAAGTGAGTATCAGTCAGAGCATTAATTGCATGAATATCGGTCTATTTTGAACAATGATTATTTAAACAATAAAATTCAATAGCTTAACAAATGCTAAATTAGTCATTGGCGACAAATTGGCGGCAAATTTATTACTACTCCTACAAAAAAACCCGCAATGCGGGTTTATTTTTTTAAAGTTTTTTTCAAAGCCATAGAACGTGCTGAACATTCCTACTTGGATGAGGCGGTACGGGGGTCACTTCTGCAGGTTTCATGATGATTGCGGATACCGTCTCAAGTGACTTAAAGGTGCAGCCGCAATTTATATTCTGGCATTGGTTATACCGCTCTTTTGTATCCTTGGATATCTGACTACTGCTGCGAGTGTGAGCTGCATTCCCGCATAATGGACAATTCATCATTTATACACCCTCGCCACTGATTTCATTTACGAACTTTCTGATGGATTGTATACATTTTCGCACTTTCATAGAAGGTCTAATCCATCTCAAGGGAATCTATTTTCACCTCTAAATCCACGCTCGTCGTAAACCCACTGTCTGCGCTCAGGCTGTGAGTCAGCGTGGTGACGATCCATTCCCCTGCATCAATTGCCTGCTTAAACCCGCTCACTTTCACTGGCATTTCGGTGTAGAGGTCCGCACGACCTCGCGCCAGCTGAATGGAGAAAGATGCAACACCGCGCTGCAGACGCTCCCACTGCATCTTTGCGGCACGCTCGGCGTTGGCACGGTTTGCATAGGTGCGGCTCAGTACCAGCACGTTTTCATCGGTGCCGATCAGATAGTCGCCCTGCTTTGCCTCCGGCTCTGTCTTCTTTGCCGTGGTTTTACGCCTGCGCTTAACTTTTGCCTGAGGCTTTTTGGCCGGTTCACGGGTATGCAGCCAGCTCGCAATGACGCCGGTGTAAGCGTCACGGTCTGCCAGCGTGAACCGGTGGCCGTCTCCATCTTTGCGCTGAAGCGTAATGACCGGCAGCGCTTTTCCGCTGGCGGTCTTACCCTGCCCCTGCCGGATAAACAGCAGGCTGCCGTTCTTCACGCATGCGATCGCACCGCACTGCTTTGCCAGCCGCATCAGAAAACTGGCGTCTGACTCGTTGGTCTGGTCGAGGTGGTCAATGTCCATTTTTGCCATATCCTCACCCAGCGCCACCGTCAGCTTGTGCCTCCCGGCGATATCTTTCACCATCTCCCCGACGGTGGTTTTATGCCAGGACTTCTCCCGCTTCGTGTTCAGCGTCTGCCGGAAATCCGCGCTGCGTGCCCGCAGCACCAGACGGTCTGGCGTACCGGTGTGCTCAATTTCATCCACCGTATAGGTGCCCTTCGGAAACAACGCTTCCCCCTGCCAGCCCAGCGCCAGCGAAAGCGATACGCCCCGGCGCGGTAAACTCAACTGGCCGTCGGCGTCGTCAAGCTCAATGTCCAGTTGGTCCGCCTCAAATCCCCGGTTATCCGTAAGGGTCAGGCTCAGCAGCCGCTTTTCAAGCTTCTGCGTGATATCAGCACCTTCCAGCGTAAGCCTGAAGGCGGGTGAACTGGACTGCCCGTTTATCCACTGGTTTACCATCATGATAAAAGCCCTCCCGCTGCAGCGGTGAGCTTACCGGCGGCGGTGGTCGCGGCGCTCTGCATCGCGGAAAGCTGATCGCTGAGGCTGCCGAACATTTCACCCAGCGATTCATCGGTGCGCTTCAGCGTGAGCGTGAACTCGATACGACGACACACGCCGCTGCTGAAGAACTCCGCTTTGGTCTGGTTCAGGCTCTCGATCACGTACATGCCATAAATGGTGCCGCTGCCCTCAATCAGCGGCCAGGCGCGGCCCAGCTCCGCAATCTGCTCCAGTGCAAACAGCGACAGCCTGCCGCCGGTAATCTCCGGCAGCAGCACGCCGGAGAGCGTCAGCGTGTCATTGTCCGGGCCGAGAAACTGCAGCGACGGGCGCACGCCCACGCGATTATTCGCGGGAAAGCGCCAGCTGCGCTGCAGCAGCAGCTCCTGATACGGGACCGTTTTCAGCATGAAAACGAACATGCCCAGCGTCATCATCATTCGTCAAATCCTCCCCTGTCGCGGTAGCTGCTGCGGGCGCGGGCCTGCGCCTGACGCTCTCTGGCCTCCAGCCTGCGCATCAGCTCGTCCAGTAAATCGTTCGCGCTCTGGCCTGGCTGCTGCATGATGTGAATATCGTATTTCCCGTGCATCACGATGGCCGGTTGCCCTGCCGCGTTGCCGCCGCTGCCCGCGCTGGCTGCCAGAGACGGTGCAGGCAGGCTCATGGGGTGCAGCGGTGCAGCGGTGGCGGGTGCGGCTGCCCCTCCCAGCGCCAGCGCAGCCATGGCGGCAAGCTGCGCGGTGCGCCTGCGGCTGGTCACGTTCACCGGACCGTTAATCAGCTCCGGGCCGTTTTCCCCCACAATCCCTGCCTGCCCGGACGGGATATTGCCGCCGGTGTCATACATGCGGGGAAATCCGCCCGGCGGCAACACCACTTTGCCGTCCATATTCACCGCCGCAGGACGGGGTGGTATAAGTGGCGCGCCTGTCTTGTCACCACCGGGCTTCAGGAAGTCCGGCAGATAGTCGGTGAGTGAGGAAAACTTACTTTTCAGTGCATCCCACTTCTGGCTGACGCCTGCCAGCAGGCCGTCAATCATCTGCGACCCCGCCTCCTGAAAACGCGCGGGCAGCGCCTGCACGTCGGACACAATCTCATCCCACTTGGTGCTGATGTAGGTGCGGATGGTCGTCCAGATGCTGCTGACTTTGGTACTGATAGCGTCCCACAGCGCGGCAAACTTCGGCCCAAGCGTGTCCCAGTGCTGCCAGATGTAAAACGCGCCGGCAGCAATCAGGCCAATCACAGCCAGAATGGGGTTCGCCATCATCAATCGACCCAGCCAAAGCACGCCATTGCCGACGATGCCAATAGCGCTCTTAATCAGCCCGAACGCGCTGAACGCTTTAATACCCAGCACGCTGCAGCTCATGCGAATGAGCGCCAGCGGCCCGAGAATGGCAGCGGCTGCCAGCGACAGTGCGCCAATGGCCGTCACAGCGATAGCAAATCCGGCGGCCATTCTGAACAGCGCCGCCGTCAGTTGCGGATGCTGCTGTACAAAATTACCTAAGGCGCTGGCAAGGTTTCCCAGCCAGTCAACCAGCCGCTTGAGGTCAGGCGCAACGGTGGCACCAATCGCCGACAGGGCATTGGTGAACGAACCGCCAGCCGCGTCCCAGCGGTTTGCCAGCGTCTTCAGTGAGGCATCCACGCGCTCGCGTAATGAGGCCTGATTGTCGAGCTTGGCGGCAGTTTCACGGTACCCAACGAGGCCTTTGGAAATCATGTTGCTCAGTACCTGGAGCGTTTCGGAATCATCTCCAAACATATCTTTTAGCGTGCGAAGGCGCTTTTCTGTGCTGAGCTTATTTAACTGATCCAGTTGGGCATACATTTTTTCAATCCCGGCAAACTCTCCATTGCCGTTTGTGAAATCGAATTTAATGCCCGTACCTTTAAGGTCCTTGTTTACTCCTTTGATTTTTTTGAATCCATCATGGATTGCAGCACTTTTCGATATGCGTTCCCTGCCGAACCACCATCCATACCCTGCTGGTCTGCCATTACCAGAAGTGGCGCAAATGCCTTGGCAGCATCAATGCCTTTCATCTTGATGATGTCCATCGCGCTGCCTATTTTGGCAAAGCCCTGCAGCATGTTGTCCGAATCGACGCCCGCATAAAAACCCTTCTGGATGATGTCGGTGAGCGCCATCATGTCCTTTTCGCTGGTCTGCGTGGCGTCCTGCAGCTTCGCCGCAAACTCAGCGGCATCCGTTGGCGCCATCTTCAGCTGGACGCCGAGATAGGCCGTGGCCTCACCCAGCCCGCCGAGTATCGCCTGCGCAGACATCCCCTGACGGCGCAGCATGGTCATCATGTTCTGAAAGTCTGCCGTGGTGCCGGGCAGCTTGTCGCCCAGGCTCACCGCCAGACGGTTAATCTGCAGATACTCAGGCAGTACTTTCGCCCCCGGCCCCATCATGGAGGCGGCAAGCTGCGTGGCGGCATTTTCGGAGTCCGCATAGGCCCGCACCGGGGCCATCAGAGTGACACCCGTTGTCGCGCCCGTGGCAACCATCCCCGCGCCGTTTCCGGCAAGCTTGTTGCGCGTCTCGGTCAGCTTTTCATGGCGCGCACGAATGGCCGCCAGCTTCTGCTGCCGCTCACCCAGCCTGCGCAGCTCCGCCTGCTGGCGCTCAATGGCTCCGGTTGCCGCCTGCGCGTCTGTCTTCAGCTGACGCTGTGCGGCGCTCAGCTGTTTGGTGTCAATGCCCGCGGCACTCAGCGCCTCGCGCTGGCGCTGGACCGACAGGCGCAGTCCGTTGTAGGTCTGCTGCAGCTGGCTGGCGCGGTTCTTCGCCTGCTCCAGCACGCGGGCCTGTGCGGCGGTGGGGCGGTTGGTCTCGCTGAACTGCACGGCAAGGCGCGCCGCTTCCTCGCGGGCGGCCTTGAGATTGTTGGCCGTGATGGCAAGCTGCGTGCGCGATTTGCGGAATCCGTCAATGCGCCCCGCCTGCTCGTTCAGGGTTTTCAGGCCGTCTTTGCTGGCCTTAAGCGCGGCGGCCAGCTCTTTTGAGCCGTCGCGCGCGTTGCGAAAGGGGCGCGTGATTTTATCCACCGCGCTCAGTACCACCTGCAGCCGCAGGTTTGTGTCACTCATCGTCACCGGCTCCGCTTCGCTGAATCGCTTTATGCCGCCATGCCAGCACGTCCGTCAGGGATTCCGCGTACATAACCGGCGGCGGCCAGTGAAAAACGGTAGCAATATCGGCTACCAGATCTTCGACCGTCAGGCCATCAGGGAAGCTGACAGCGCCGACTTCGGCAACAAAAAAGTCACCACCTCAACGGAGAGCGACAGCAGGTCCGCCGGGTCCATTTCAGTGATTTCCTGCGTGGTCAGCACCGGGCTGGTAACGCGGGGCAGCACCACCATCATGGCGTTCACGTCCATGTCCATCAGCGCCTGCAGACGGGTGCCGCGCAGTGCGCCGGACTGCGGCTTGCGAACAACGACGCTTTTAATCTCGGTTTTGCCGCGCAGGATCGGGGTGTCCAGCACAACGGTTTTTTCAGATGGTGCAGTTTTGTCTGTCATGATGCGTTTCCATGAAAATAAAAGGATGAAAAGCGGCAGGCGCGAGGCCCGCCGGATTAACTACAGGCCGAGCGCGTTGCGGTGCGCCTCCATCAGGTCTTTGCCGTCCACGATGTGGATCATGTTCACGATATCAATCTCGTAAACCACCTCACCGTTAATGGTCAGCTTGGCGTAGCTGTTGGTCGCGGACACCTTGGTGGTGCTGGATTCGCCGGTCTTCCATTCGCCGGAGTCCAGCTCCTTGTAGCGGCCACGCGTCACCAGCTCGACCGCCTGCACCTCGCCGGTGTCATCGCGCTGGATAGAGCCGGTAAAGCGCAGCTGGATACCGTCCACCGTTTCGGTGCCGAGCTGTTTGAACAGCAGCGACTCGGTGCCGCCCACGGTGAACTCCGTATCCAGCGCGCCGTCGTCCAGCCCCATGTCGATGTCCACCGCACCGGCCATACCGCCGCCGCGATATTTTTCGAACTTGCGCGTGACCTTGGGCAGGGTCAGGGACTCAACCAGCCCCTGCCAGTTGTTACCTGCGTTGAACAGGTTCAGGTGCTTGAGTTTGCGGGGTAATGCCATGTTTCCGTCTCCTTATGCGCTGACGCGGCTGGCAAAGTTGACCAGATACTGGTCGGTGATGCGCTGACGCAGCAGCAGGTTTTCCAGCGGTGGCACCGGCGTGTAGTCGTAATCGATCAGCAGCTTGCCCGCCTTGAGCGTGTCCTTATCGTTCACGCTCTCATCCAGCCAGCAGTCCGCACCGATGAGATAGCCCTGATTGACCAGGCTGCGCAGCTTCGCGCGGATGCTCTCGATAATGTCGCGGGCCAGCGACGGGTTAAGCGCGCCGTCAACGGACCACATCTGCGCTTCGGCCATGGTGTCCATCAGCACCTGCGCGGTGCGGGTGTAACACTCGAAGGCAAACAGCGCGTCGTC